AAGGTTGTGCCCAAACATGCCATCTTCGTTGAGAAGGGCACTAAGAACATGAAAGCCAGACCTTCACTTTTGAATGGGCACAAGGCAGTGATAGGTAGGTTGAACTCCCACTTTGAAGAGGCAGTGCGGCACAATATTAAATTGCAAACAAAAAGGGCATCAACGTGAAGGCAAAAGATGTCATTGCCCAACTCATGATTGGGTTGGCTAGGTTCTCGTCACGGTTTACAGATAACCACAATGTTAAAACAATCAGTGGTGATGGCTCTGGGGTTATCGATGTCACTACAGAGTCTGAGCATGACCTTGAGATAGGCAAGACAGTGTCAATCTCAGGGGTTACTGCCTCACAAGCAGTGTCTAGCTTCACTCGATCGGGGACCATTGGAACGATCACCACCACGGCTCCCCATGATGTCACGATGAACATCACGGGAGGGACAACTATCTCAACCGATGGTGCAGATGATGCAGAGTTCAATCTGACTGATGTCAAGGTGTACCAGGTGCCGGACAAGAATACACTCCGAGTCAAGATGGTAGACTCGGGTCCGACAACCACAACGGGCACTATCTTTGTGTTTGGGGCTTCCAGCTTTTCTGAGGATGTTAATGGGTTGTATTCTGTCACAACCGTTACAAACAAGTACAGGTTTACCTTCCAATCTACCTCGACCCAAAATGGTGTTTTCCCTAACACATCAAACGTTGTGGCCCGGACTCAACCAAGGGTGTCGGGGTCCATCGATATTGACTCAGCAGTAGCAGCTTACACAGAGCAAGGGCTAGAACGTCTCTGGGCAAATGTATCAATCAACAATACGGTGTCCTCACAGGATCGGAAAACACAAACAGACGCGATCACGGACCCACAACCAAACACTCATTGGCGGCAAAGAATTGTCCAGAATGTCAGTGTTCATCTATTCATACCCACCGCCGAGTATCTTTCAGCAAGGGAGGCAGCGGATATTGCCCAAGAGGAGTTCCGCAATGTCTGTCGGAGCATACTAGGGCGCAAGTTTGATTCCCAGTTGTATGTCGGTGATCAGCAGGGTCTTCTCCATTTTGTAAATGGCGGTATCTTTAGTTACAATGGTTCAGTCTATGTACATGAGTTCAATTTTGGGTTGGTCACGGATATAACATTCAATGACACCTGGTCTGCTGTGGATGATGACGTAGCAGTCCGATTGATCAGCTTTGAGTTTCAACCTGACTTCGGGACTGGGGATTCACCAATGGTTACAGACAATATTGTGGTGCCTCTCGAATCTGAAGGAGATCCGATCGAATGAGTGTTGATGAAAAGCAAGGTCCCGTGGCTATTGTAGGTGATGATGAGGGCCCACGGGTTGAGCTCTACTTCCCCAAAGAGGTTCCGGGTGTTGCCAAGGAGGGGGAAGTCAAGAAGGTTCTGGCATTTGAAGATGCTAATGACATTCCATTCGACTATTATTGGCGCCGCAAGTTGCAAGAAGGTGCCTGCGAAGTAAAAACAATCAGAACGCCCCCGGCGAAACGCAAGAAAAAGGCTACCGTCAAGAAGTCCGACAAGCCAAAGGGCAAGGAGTAATCTGAATGGCCGTGAACAATCCACGTACCACAGCAAACCTGGCAGGCGTCCAGAATGTCATGGGGGTCACTGACTATAGAGTTCTGATTGTTGGTCAGATGATCAGTGGGACAGCGACCGCAGGGGTTCTGGAATCAAATATTCCCAACGATGCTTCCGAGGATACCCGTTGGGGTGCAACATCCCAGATGGCCAAACTGGTGCGGATGTACAAGAAATCCAATCGAGTTGTCCAGGTTGATGGTATCGGAATCGCAGACAATGGTTCCACGAAGCGTGTTGATCTAATCACCTTTGTGGGAAATGCAACAGCGGCAGGAACCTTCGAGTTCAATATTGGAGGGGCCAAAGACCACACCTTCAGTCTATCGGTTGCTAGTGGTGACGCTATCGCGACAACCGCTGCCGCTGCTCGGGATCTGATCAACGCTGACACTCGGGTGCCTTTTGTGGCTACTGCTACTAGTGGTGTTCTGACGTTGACTGCGGCCAACGCAGGGACTTTGGCAAATGATTACCCAATTGAAGTCACCGGTGGGGATGGCACTGGGACAGTTGCTACCCATACATCACCGACTCCCGGTGCTACAGACCCAACTGCCTCGACTTTGGCAACGGCTCTAACCTCTGTAGGGGAGACACGTTACCAGGTAATCATCTGGCCTTTCCTAGAGGATGGTGGATCCAACACCAGTCTCGGTGATTTCTTGGATCTCAGATTCAATCCGGATGCTGTGGTCAAGGATGGTCGTGGGTTTGTAACCATCAATGATTCTCATGCAAATATCCTGACCAACCTTGGTACCCTGAATAACAAGAACCTTGTGGTTGGTTGTTACCAGAACAATGCTACTGATGGTGCCTATGAAGGTCCCCATATCAAAGAATGGCCACAGGGTTTGCAATCCTACTTCGCTGGGGTTGTTGCTCTCAGGATGACTGATGCTGTTTCTGTAAGCCAGTATGTGACTACAAATGCAAGTCTGGATCAGTTTGGTGGTGCGGCCCATGCCTCCCTACCTTTCTTCAATACTCCAATGAAGGGTGCGGCTGGTATTGTTGATGTAGGCAAGGGATTCACAGATGCTGAGATTGAGCAGATCACAGATGCTGGTGGCATGTACACCGACAACAACTTGGCTCGTACCGAGGTGATCACTGGGGAGGTCCCAACTACATACAAGACTGACTCAGGTGGCAACCCAGACGAGACTTGGAAGTTCATGAACTATGCGCTCACGGGCTCCGTGATCCGGGAGTTCTATTGGACCAACCTCCGGGCCCGATATGCCCAGAGTCGTCTGACGACTGGTGATGTAAAGCGTGGTCGTGACATGGCCAACGAGGTTGGTGTGATAGCCTTCTGTGAGAAGCTGTATATCATTCTCTCGGGAGCAAATTACACCCTGGTAGAGTCGGGTGATGATGCAATCAAATTCTTCAAGGAGAATTTGGATGTAATAATCACAAAGTCCACTGGTAAGATCACCATCAGTGGTATCTTCCCAATCGTCACCCAGGGGCGAACAATCAACATGACAATCAAGGTCGGATTCGACTTGGAGACAACCTCATGATCCAGATGACATCGGCAACCGTCTACGTGAACGATGAAGCAATCGTGATCGAGGCGAACACTCTACGGTTCACCGAGGGTAAGGGTCAGCAGACAATGCGGTCCGGATCCGTTGGGGGTGGGGAAACAGAACCCATCTACTCCAAGGATGTCAGTCAGAATATCTCCACGATATCATTCGACCTCCCAGGGACTCCCGAGAATATTGCTTTGGCATTGACTTGGAAGACCAAAGAGAATACCAACACTTGTCAAATTGCTGGAAGCACCTCTGAAGGGAACTTGACCCGAACTCAGACCCAGGGCGCATTGCTCAATGACTATGAAGTCCAGGTCTCTGCTGACGGTGTTATCCCAATCGTGTTCAGTGGCAATCCCCTGATCTAATACACTTGGAACCAACAAAGGAGTTTCGCCCGAAATGCCCGAACAGCCTGAATTGATCGTTGAAGAGTTGGAGTTTCCTCTCACCAAATCTTTCAAGTATACAGCAGCCAATGGAACCCTATCCGAGGCCGAGAACATCACGCTGTATGCACCAACCGGAAAGGATGCCGCAGCTTGTTCTACACTCCGGCAGGGGTTTCTTCGAGCAATGAAGGAATCCATGCAGGATTCCGACCTCACCGATGCGGTGGCAGAAGCCAAGGAGGCAATGGATGCGTTGGAGGAACAGAAGCTGTTGGGGGAGGTGGATGCTGATGAGGATGTTGTTGCTCTCCCATCCCCTCTTGAAGGTGGTTCATTGTTCCTATCTGGAATTGCCATGGCTACTACCGTGGACTACGCCGAATTTTTGGCTACCTTTCGCAAACTCCTTCTCGGTGGTCGCATCGCCAAGATCGATGGGCACACCAAACTGCTACCGCTCCACCTGGACAATATGGATTACAAAGACCTCCAGGATCTTTGCGGTGTATATGTGAGAAATTTCATCGAGGGGTAAGTACAGTTGCCCAGCAACGCAAACTGTACAGGGCGTTTACAAACATCGTGATGATCTTTGAGGGTGGTGTTTCCTTCGAGTATCTCACAGAGGCACAATACGATATGGTTGAGTTCATTACAGAACGGGCCAATCATATCGCTGCTGAGAAGCAGAGGGCGCTGCCTAAATGAACAACGTCACAATCAAATACTTGCTGAGCAATTCCTATACCCGGCCGGCAAAGCAGATCGAGAAGTCAACAAAGGCAATCCGCAAAGAGGTCAACAAGGCAAATACATCCTTTGCGACTTTGAACAAGCGGATGGGCAGGCT